TACTTATGGACACTCAGCATCAAACTTTGTAAGAAGTTGGTATGAGCGCACAAAAGAAGAAAATGGTTTAAATGATGTAGATTCAGCGTTAGAAATAATGGTTGATGAACTTGGATTGAATGAAAACTTTGCTGACGGTAAGAAAAAAGGCAAAAGCAGACCAGGGCGTGTAAAACGTGCAGGTGCTAGTTGTAACGGAAGTGTAACTGCATTACGCAAAAGAGCTAAAAATGCAAGTGGCGAGAAAGCGAGGATGTATCATTGGTGCGCAAACATGAAGAGTGGAAGAAAGAAAAAATAGTAGAACTTTTTTCAAACACTAGCGACATAGAAACAAGTCATTATGTTGCTAAGTTAAAAGAACACGAGGCTCGAAGGGCAAGCACAAATGAACGACAGGAATATTGGGAAACATATAGGAAATATTTAAAATGAAAATTAAAGATTTATGTGAAAATACAGCGTCATCGATGGCAGTAGTATCTAAAGGTATTGGTCCTATGTTATCGAGACAACCTAAAAACCCAGATGGCACTGCAAAAAATGCGCAGGACATGGATAACTTAATGGGTACAAAAAAGAAATCAAAGAAGCGTAAAAAAGCATAAATATATAAAACGATATCGGAGCCACAAATGAAAGATAAAGAAATACAAGAAGGTTTAGGCGAACTAGCAGATATGGCTGAACGCGATCATGAAGTTCAGATGGCTCGTGCTGACCTTTATAAAATAGCAAAATATGCTATTAAACTACATGACATGATGAAAAAGGTAAGCGAATCTGAAGGATTAGAAGGCTGGGTTCAGAGCAAAATAACTAAAGCAGCAGATTATCTTGGATCAGTATATCATCATTTAGATTACGAAGATGCTACAGGTGAACTAGGTGAAGCACGTGATACTCATTGCTCGGACAAATGCTGCGGTAGTGATGTAAAGGCAGAAGATTGCACATGCAGCCCAGATTGTCCGCACTGTAACTGTAATGCAGTAAACGAAGGTAAGTTCAAATCAGATGCGCATCGTAAAGCAGTACATGCAGGTAAAGCAAGTGGCAAGCGTTCTAAGAAAAAACTCCGTGATCACAGTGACCTTACTAATAGACTAGCAGCTAAATTAGAATCAAAAAAAAAGATAGCTGAACGCAGTCTTTCCACAGGCGAAGAAAAGAAAAAAGAGAAGTACGTCAAAGGCATGAAAAAAGCCAAAGGCGACTTTAAAGATCGTTATGGCGACGATGCAGAAGCAGTTATGTATGCAACTGCTACTAAAATGGCTAAAGAAGATATGTTTGATTATGGATCTAAATTTAAGAGTGGTCCAAAAAGTGACGATCTTCGTAAAATGAGTGCTCCTTGGGAAGATAAAGTTAAAAAGGATATGGAAGCTGGCAAAGATGCAAGCTGGTTCTTAGACAAGAAAAAAGGCGCAGGACAAAAATGGGCAGTTGGCACTCCAACTTATTTTGATGTTAAAAAATACCAAGCAAAAAGATCACCGATGAGCAAACTAAAACGTGCAATAGGTATGAAATAATGGATCTAAAACAGTTAATGCAAAAACTTGCACAAATTGAAGAAAGAAAAAAGCCTGATCCTGAAGAAAAACTTCAAGGCTTTGACAGTCGCTCTATGCGAGCATTAGCTAAAATTAAAGCTCAGTATCCTAACGCTCCGGATGATCTAGCAGCACTTCTGCGTCATGTTACTAACGTAGATAAAGATAGTGATACTGCTGACGAAAAACATATCAAAAAAATACGTGATCTTGAAGAAAGAGTCACTACCTTAGAAAAGAAACTAACACTGTTGTTAAGGAAGAAGTAATGGACTATCATGCGCTTCAACAAAAACTTTTTGAAATAGAACCTAGCAATCCCGCAGAGGATTTAGCAAAACTACAAGCACAAGCTGGTAAGCCGCAAGAAAGTGTTGCTCCAACTAAAAATTATGTGCAGGAAAGTGTAGAAGTACCTGAAGGTAGTTTAGGTATGGACAGAGATTATTCAGTTGCAGATTTTGCAGCACTTGCAGGTGTAAGATTAGATGAAAAATATAAAAAGGGCAGTGCTGGACAACTAAAAGGCAAAGACAGTTTCAAAGCAAACACGCCAACAAAAGGTCCAGAACAAAAGCATCCTGCTAGAGGTAAACTTGTAGGCGAAGCACCTGATACTCCAGAGTTTAAAAGCGCATGGGATTTAGGAAAAAATGCGTTTAAGAAATATAACACTCCAGATGCAATGAAAGGCAGACTTGCTGGCGATGACGAACCGAAAGATACCAAAGCAGGTAATGTAAACAAGCCAGCAGAAAAGCCAGCAACAAAAGGTACAGACCAAAAACCTAAAAGTAACTTTCCAAGTGGTACGGTTGACGGCGCATTATACCAAATCAAACCAGGCGATAATGTTGCATATGTAAATGCCAAAGGCAAAACAAATGCTGGTATTGTTACAGTTATGTTGGATACAAAAGACAAAAAAGGTAACTTACAAATTCAACTAAAAAATCGCGGCGCTGTTTATGCTATTGATAGAGATAAAATTACACACGTAAACGACAAAGAGTTTAAACTTAAAGACGAAGGCGCAGGTACAGGATCTATTAAAGATTCACTTTATGCTGCACTAGAAGCAAGCAAGAAAAAGACTAGTTTGAAGCCACGCGATCCTAGCGCACAAACTATGCAAGATCTGCGTAGAAGCGGTGCAATGGGTGCGCACAAAGATAAAAAGAAACTTGCTAAACAAGGCTACTCCAAGCACAAAGGCAAGATGGACGAAAGCAAAATGTCATTTGACGACATGATGAAAAACAGAGAGTTTTATTACACATATAAACAGTATGTAAGAGGTAACGCTAATATAGATCAAGTGGCTGAGTTAGTAAGAGGCCGTGTTGACAAAGAACAATTTGCAAAAGAAATACATAAGCAAGGCGTTATGATGGGCGGTGCAAAAGGCGATAAAATAAAAGAACTTGCAAACTATATAAGAAAAGACTCTAACGCACTTGATTTACCAGGAAAAGCATTTAGTAAGATTAAAAAAATGGTAGGATTAGGTGAATCTTATACTAAAGTAGACGGTATGGAAGCCGAAGAACTACGCAAACAGTATGCCAAAGACTGGGAAATACGCAAAGGCAAGTACCTATACAAAAAAGTTGCGTTCGACGACTATAACACTGTGTTACGTTTCTTAATGGTTATTGAAAAACCACAAATAGAATTAGATCATTTTGCTGATATTAAATTCTTTTATAATGAAGCAGAGTTAATTGTGTATACACACGATACTAAAGGTCTTACCACAGATGATTTCAAACTAGCAGTTCAAATTGATCGTGCATTAGATAGGATGGGTGCAAAGGAAATTGGGTGAAACTTGTAAATTTAAATCCTAAATTTACTGATTATCCTTATCTTACCAAACCAATAGAACGACTTCTTGTAGAAACACTTCCTTTCAAAGACTTTGACAAGGACGGGTATGAAGTTCCGACTCCACTAGAACATCTACACTACGAAGCTAACGGTGTTGAAATTAATAGAGAAATACAATTTCATATTGCACCTGTACAAGAGTGGTACACCGACATAGAATCTAGCGAACACGGACTTGTACTAGATCATTGTATGCTATTAACTCGTTATGCATTCGGTGGCGAAGCAAGAGAACAATTACAAGAGGTTTGTAAGCACAGACCAATACTACAAAAATTATTAAACATCAAGCCCAAGTGGGGCATTGACTTTAGTTTAGACTATGTTACACATGATGTAGTAATGGAAGTGATACACATTGAACAAGACTTCGATGATATAAACGAAGCAGAACAAGCAAAAGCAAAACTTGAATATATTATTGATAGCACAGATTGGTATGACGGTGCAATGAGCTTGTGGCAAAAAAGAGATGAATGGATGAACTTATCAAGTGACGATCATTCAGACTATAAGGCACAATTTTTTGGTTGGCATAGAGCTTTTGATAATAAGAAAGTGTTTTCGGCCAATGTTAGCGTATAAACCTTAGGTTGTTTGTAAATACTGTATGCTCCGTAATGATTTAAAAGAAGAGTATCGTTTGTTTTATATGGTGAAAGGCCACCTTAACGCTTCCCCTGAAACAGTTATACAAAGTGCAGAAGGCTATTTCAAACGCCTTTGGTATGATGGTGCTAATGGCGCACCTTTATATGAATACGAAGAACGGTTTGAAAAAGCATGGGCAGACAATCAAAAACTGCTTGACAAATAACAAAAATCCGTATATACTACATATAATAACTAGGAGGTTCTTATGAGCGATCGTACCTATGGTGCAGAAGAAAAAGCAAAACTTGAGCGTCTTGTAAACGAAGGTGTTACAGTGCTACAAGAAATTGAAGATTTACAACAAGGTTTAAAAGAAACAGTTAAGGCAGTTGCGGAAGAACTCGACGTCAAACCTAGCCTAATTAACAAAGCAATTAAGATTGCACAGAAAGGTGATTGGGAACGTGTTAACGACGAGTTTGAAGATTTAGAAACATTGGTTGTTACTGTCGGAAAGGACAAATAATGCCAATTCCTTTAATAATCGAAGATATGTTTGAACACGGTGACTGGGACATCCAAGTAAAGGATGAACATGTTATTATCGACAACTATTATAAAAACTATGATCAGATTGTTGAGTTGTTTGAACATATGCCAGTTGAGTCATGGAAAATGAGTAAGTGGACTCGCAACTGGAAGGATTATTATGATTGCAGACCTGCATTCCAAAATTGGGAACCGGATATAGAAAAACGTGATCGTAGACTAAAACGTATTAACGATCTAATCTATCAGTTTACAGGAGCACCTAAAATTGAAGTAGAAAAAACACTGTCATTTAATGTGTTTAAACACCGCAAAAAGGATGTTCCTAATTATATGCAACATCATCCACACTACGATGTAGATATGGTAAATGTTCTAACATATATCGATCCACATTGTAGTGGCGGAACTGCTGTATATACAAACACAGAATTAGAAAACAAAGAAGGTGCAACCCTTCTTATGGACATACGTCCGTTTAACATTGATTTTATTATTCCAGCAAAGCCTAACAGAACGGTTTTGTTTGAAGGTAATGCACTGCACGGTGCATACATAGAAGACAATAATGTCTACTATGATAATTGGCGCATAACTCAAGCGAGTATATGTAGGTTAAAATATGAATAAAATAAAAGACTTTTGGGTAAACAGTTACTCTAGTGATAAAACTGCTTTCTACTTTGAATTAATCAGTTTTATTTTCACAGTTGGTGCAAGCCTTACACTTGCTATTAATGCAAAAGACCCTAATATGATGATTGTTTACCCTGGATTTTTTATCGGTAGTATAACACAAGCATATGCAGCTTTTAGAAGAGGTGCAGCCTGGGTTATGCTCTTGACAATGTACTTTAGTTGTGTTAATATATTTGGGTATGGAGTAGCTGCACAATGGTGGTAAAACCTTATCAATGGTTAGCATGGCTTAGCACAGGATGTTTACTTGCGGCCGCAATATTAGCAGCATTTAATGTGTATCCTTTTTATGTTTATGCGTTTATTATAAGTAATAGTATGTGGACATTAGTAGGTGTGCTTTGGAAAGAAAAAAGTTTAGTAGTTATGAATACAGGACTAACTATTATATATGTAGCAGGACTAGTGTTATAACGCCCACAGGGCATGTAGATGGTTAAGTTGGCCAAAAAGCAACGAAGGAGAAAAATTTGAGTTACGTAGACGCTTTCTTTGATCGCGATCAGGATATTATTCGAGTAGTCGAACGCCGAGATGGAAAGCGACATTTCCACGAATACCAAGCAAAATATACATTTTATTATGAGGATCCACGAGGCAAGTACAAGAGTGTGTACGGAGATCCTTTAACTCGCATTGTGTGTAAGAACACAAAAGACTTTCGCAAAGAAGTTGCTATTAACAAAGGCAAGAATCTTTTTGAAAGCGATATCAATCCAATCTTCCAGTGTTTGAGTGAGAACTACCTCAATCAAGATGCACCTAAACTAAACATATTGTTTTGGGATATTGAGACGGACTTTGATCCAGAGCGTGGGTTTGCTCCAGTTGAAGATCCGTTTATGCCTATTACTGCTATTACAGTTTGTATGCAGTGGTTAGACAGTGCGTTGATTACACTTGCTGTTCCGCCCAAAGGTATGCCATTCGAAGAAGCACAGGCTATGTGTAAAGAGCGTTGGGGTGATAACGTAATACTGTTTACGAATGACAAAGACGGTAACGGCGAACGTCAAATGCTCCAAACTTTCCTTGATTTACTTGAAGATGCTGATATCCACAGCGGCTGGAACAGTGAAGGATACGATGTTCCGTACACTGTAAACAGAATTAAACGTGTACTAAGCAACGATGATACACGTAAGTTTTGTTTGTGGGGTCAAATGCCCAAGAAGCGTGAGTATGAAAAGTTTGGAAAGATGTCAGAAACATATGACTTTGTAGGTCGTGTGCATTTAGACAGTCTTGAACTATATCGAAAGTATACATACGAAGAACGTCATACATATCGACTGGATGCTATTGGTGAACTAGAAGTAGGCGAAAACAAAACTGTCTACGAAGGTACATTGGATCAGTTATACAACAACGACTTTGAAACATTTATTGAATATAACAGACAAGACGTTGCACTACTAGATAAACTTGATAAGAAACTACGTTTTATCGACTTGTCAAACGAACTAGCACACGCAAACACTGTGCTACTACAAACAACTATGGGTGCTGTTGCTGTTACAGAACAAGCTATCATCAACGAAGCACATCACAGAGGATTACAAGTTCCTAATCGTCCAAAACGTGACGACGAAAACACACAGGCAGCAGGTGCTTATGTTGCATTTCCGAAAAAAGGCTTGCACAAGTGGATTGGTTCAATGGACTTGAACTCACTGTATCCAAGTGTAATTCGTGCGTTGAACATGGCTCCAGAAACTATTGTAGGACAGATTCGTCCTGAGATATCAGAAGGTCGTGTACATGAAGACATGACTCTTAAAAAGAAGAGTTTTGCAGGCAGCTGGGAAGGCCGCTTTAGTACAGAAGAATATGAAGCAGTTATGGAAAAACGCAAAGACGTTGCACTTACAGTTGATTGGGAAGATGGACGCTCAGATGTACTAAGCGGTGCAGAAATATATCAACTGATCTTTGACAGTCAAATGCCGTGGATGCTAAGTGCAAACGGTACAATATTTACAACAGAATTTGAAGGTGTTATTCCTGGTATTCTAAAGAGGTGGTATGCAGAACGAAAAGAACTACAAGCTATGCTTAAAAAGGCGAAAGACGCTGGAAACAGTACTGAGATTGCATTTTGGGACAAGCGACAACTTGTTAAGAAAATTAATCTTAACTCTCTTTACGGGGCCATTCTTAATCCTGGCTGTAGATTTTTTGACAAAAGGATAGGACAATCAACTACACTTACTGGACGTACTATTGTTAAGCACATGAGTGCAGAAGTGAACAAAGTTATCACAGGCACATATGATCACGTAGGAGAAAGTGTTATCTACGGTGATACTGACTCTGTATATTTTAGTGCATATCCAACACTACGCAATGAAATCGATAACGGAAACATTCCTTGGTCGAAAGACAATGTTATTACATTGTATGATCAAGTAGCAGAAGAAGCAAACAGTACATTTATAGACTTTATGGGTCGTGCATTTCACTGTCCAAAAAGCCGTTCAGATGTTATTGCGGCAGGTAGAGAGATTGTTGCTGAAAGCGGATTGTATATTACTAAGAAACGTTATGCGGCACTGGTGTATGATGTTGAAGGCTTCCGCTCAGACGTAGACGGTAAGCCAGGCAAGGTAAAAGCAATGGGCTTAGACTTGCGCCGATCAGACACTCCTGTGTTTATGCAAGAGTTTTTGAGCGAAGTACTTATGATGGTATTGCAAGAAAAAAGTGAAAAAGAAATCCTTGAACGTATTACTGAGTTCCGCAAAGAGTTTGAACAACGTCCGGGTTGGGAGAAGGGTTCGCCCAAACGTGCAAACAAGATTGGGCACTATCAGCGCCTTGAACAAAAACAAGGCAAAGCAAACATGCCAGGACATGTTAGAGCAAGTATAAACTGGAACACACTCAAGCGTATGAACGGTGACAAATACTCGCAAGAGATTGTTGACGGTATGAAAGTTATCGTATGCAAGCTCAAACAGAATCCGCTAGGTTATACAAGTGTTGCATATCCAACAGACGAGCTTCGTTTGCCAGAATGGTTCAAAGAACTTCCGTTTGACGATGCAGCAATGGCAGAAACTATTATTGACAACAAACTAGATAACTTGATTGGTGTGCTAAACTATAATCTTGACGACACAAAGCAACATAACACATTTAATAGTTTATTTGACTTTGGTGAATAATATGAAATACAAAAGACTCTTTGGTTTTGGTTGTAGTTATACCAGTTACTTCTGGCCTACTTGGGTTGACATAATAGGTAAAGATCTAGATATACCTTACGAGAATTGGGGAATATGCGGATTAGGTAATGTTGGCATTGGTCATAGAATGGTTGAATGTGATATTAAAAATAATTTCCAAGAAGACGACTTAATAATTACGACCTGGAGTACATGGCATAGAGAAGACAGATATCTTACTAAAGGTTGGACGATGAACGGTAATATTTTTAATGATAATGTTTTTTATCATAAAAAATGGCGTAACAAGTTTTGGCATCCGAATAACGATATTATAAAAAATGTAGGAATGTTATACCTTGCAAATAAAAGTTTTAAAATTAATTACCAAGCAAACATTATAGAAAGTGACACACTAACATATTCAGGAAATGTTATGGATTTTTATAAACCTTTTGTACCAACAGATAGTTTTCCTTGGAAGCCTCAAGAAGATCAATCATTCGAAGGTACAATCTCACATGTTGATAATCATCCAGATATAGTAGCACATTTAGATTATGTAGAAAAAAATATCTACCCTGTGTTAGGTTTAAAATTAAAAGAAGAAACAAAAGAACATTTTATAAATTTACAACAGACAGTTATAAACGACTTAAGAAACCGCAAAAAGAAAAGGATAAAGCATTGGTCAGACTTAAAAGAGTACTTTTTAGAAGTACTAGGTACTAGTTGGACACATATCGGAATCTAATTTATAACCTAAGAGTTGCTATCTTTTTTGTATGTAAACTAATATCAATAAAGTCACTAAGGAAATCAAAATGATTCGAAAGGTCCGTAAAGAGCTCACCTGTAATTTGGCTGTAAGAGGTTTTACCTATGTTTTGGAAATATGATCTAGGAAGTCCTTTTTTAGATCCAAAGGACGGAAACACACCAGAAACAAAAAGACAAGTATCGCCGAGTTCTTTTGCATTTGATCTGTTGCCGATTTTTAAATATGCTTCTGCAAAAGAATTTTCGGGATGCCAGTTAGGTTTATCTATGTGTACCGCAAGTACCATAACAACATAATGCTCAAGATGCACCGGCAAATCGTATCCCGATGTTTCCTGAGCCTCTCGTACTATACCAAAGAAGGCATCAGTGTATGCATCTAACATAAAAGTATTTATCGGTTGACAATACCGCCTAAATATAGTATTATAAAACTAGGAGATATCTTATATGAAAGTAGGATTTACTTGTTCAACATTTGATTTACTACACGCAGGCCACGTACAAATGTTACGTGAAGCTAAAGACCAGTGCGACTATTTAATTTGTGGGCTACAAGTTGACCCAACTATAGATAGAGCAGAGAAAAATGCTCCGATACAAACAATTGTAGAAAGATACACCCAGCTTAAAGGTGTAAAATACGTAGATGAAATTGTTCCTTACGGTACAGAGCAGGATTTAGAAGATATCCTTTCTATGTATAATATAGATGTTCGTATATTAGGAGAAGAATACAGAGATAAAACGTTTACAGGCAGAGCAATTTGTAATAAACGTGGCATAGAATTGTATTTTAATAAAAGAGATCATAGATTTAGTTCAAGTGATTTAAGAAAAAGGGTTTGCGATGAAAAGGAATAAATTTATATTCGATGTTGACGGCACACTTACTCCTAGTAGAGGAAGAATGGACTTCGACTTTAGGGCTTGGTTTAATACATTTTGTTTAGTTAATGATGTTTACCTAGTCACAGGTAGTGATAAACCTAAAACAATAGAACAAATTGGCGAAACATACAATCTTTGCAAAAGAGTTTATAATTGTAGTGGCAATGATGTGTGGGAAAAGGACATTAATTTAAGACAAAACAAATGGATACTTCCAGAAGATGCTCACGAATGGCTAAGTGAACAATTAACTGCTAGTGCATTTCCTTTGCGTACAGGACTACACTTTGAACATCGCCCAGGAATGATAAACTTTAGTATTGTAGGACGCAATGCTAGTATAAAAGAACGTGTAAAGTATGTAAGATGGGATCAAGAACATAACGAACGTGATTACATTGCATACAACTTTAATTTAAAGTTTCCAGAGCTTGAAGCTCGTCCGGGCGGCGAAACAGGAATTGATATTGCTCCAAAAGGTGCAGACAAAAGCCAGATTATAAATGATTTTGGTAAAGATGATTTCATTTATTTCTTTGGAGATAGAATGGACGAAGGCGGTAATGATTATCCTTTGGCTCAGGCGATCAAGAATGGAAGAGTGTTTGCTGTAAAAGATTGGCAAGACACTTGGGAGAAACTAAAATGCATATAATGCTAACAGGACACAGAGGATTTATAGGTAGTCATCTGTTAAAACGTCTTACGCAAAATCATAGCGTAGTAGGCTTTGATTTAAAAGACGGATGGGATCGAGATAATTTACATAACAGTCAAGATCTTGCAAGTTGCGAATTAAAAGAAGAGTTTGATCTTATTATACATCTTGCAGGTAAAAGCGGTGTACGTGAAAGTATGAAAGATCCTGCAGGCTATTGGCAGAATAATGTTGAAGTTACAAAACGTTTGCTTGAACGTTATCCAAATACACGTATGCTTATTGCAAGTTCTAGTTCAGCATACGAACCTCATCTTAATCCTTATGCTGCAAGCAAATATATTGTAGAAGAAGCAGCCGCTTGCTATTCAAATACGTTATGTATGCGTTTTCACACAGTATATTCAGATACACCGAGAAAAGGTATGTTCATGCAAAAACTTATCGACGGTGAGCTTGAATATGTAACAACGCATTACAGAGATTTCATACATATTAATGATTTGTGCGATGCAATAGAACTTTGTATGAAATCAAAATATACAGGTGAAATAGATATCGGAACAGGTCTTCCTTTTAAGATATCTGACTTTGCACCAAACTTACCTGTAAAAATACACACGCCAAATGAACGGCAATGGACTTGTGCGAACATGGAAAAAATTCGCACACTAGGGTTTAAACCTAAATACTCAGTAGAAAAACTCTTGACAAACAACAACTTAGGTAATATAATAAACTTTACTAATGGAGAAACAGTATGAAAGACATTTTACAAGACATCGTTGCTCACACACACTCGCTAGGCTTTCTTAATCTAGTTAAAGTTAGCAACGAAGAAGGCACTACTATCGACTCAATGGCAGAAGATCGTAGTGTTATTATGCAAGGTAGTACAAACGCACCTGTTGCTGAGTTTAACGGCAGTACTTTTGGTATGCCAAACTTAGACAAACTAAAAATGCATTTGAACAATCCAGAGTACAAAGCAAATGCAAAAATTGATGTTGTAAAAGCAGAACGTAACGGTGAAACAGTACCAGTTCATATTCACTTTGAAAACGAAGCAGGCGACTTCCAAAATGATTATCGCTTTATGAACAAAGCAATCATCGAAGAGAAACTTAAAACAGTTAAGTTTAAAGGTGCAGCATGGAATGTTACATTTAAGCCGAGCGCAACTGCTATTGCACGTTTAAAATTAATGGCAGCAGCACACAGTGAAGAAACAACATTTGCTGTTAAAACTGTAGACGGTAACTTAGTGTTTAGTTTCGGTGATCAAAGTACACACGCAGGCGAGTTTGTTTTTGAACACGGAATTAACGGTGCATTACAGCACACATGGAGTTGGCCAATTAATGAAGTGCAAAGCATTCTTAACTTAGATGGTAATGAACTTACTATGAGCATTTCAGATCAAGGTGCAATGCAGATCACTGTAGATAGCGGTATGGCAAAGTACGATTACATCTTACCAGCACAGAGTAAGTAAAGAATGAATAGAGACTTAACCGCAACACAAAATGACTATGCTGTTTTTCTTCCTGCGTTGAGTGGCTTCTATGCCACTTACGTAGGTAAACAGCGTTATGATGAGTATGTAGACAAGTCGCGTATTCCTAGTAACTTTGCGAATGGTGTTGAAAGTCTAAACTATCTTAATAATAAAGAAGGTGCTTTTAAATATAAGTGGACATTGTACTCAGCAGGACACGCAGACTTAGATACAGCCAAGCATGTTCCCAAAGAAGACATGGTGCGTAACAGAGATAGACAAAACACTTGGTTACTAGGTGACTCGGGTGGATTCCAGATTGGTAAGGGTGTTTGGGAAGGTGATTGGAAAGATCCTAATTGTCCTAAGGCGCAAAAGAAACGTGACGGTGTGTTGCGTTGGATGGATGCTTATATGGACTATGGAATGATTCTTGATATTCCTGCCTGGGTGGCAAGATCACCAGAAGGTGCAGAAGCAACAGGTATTTCAACTTACCAAGAAGCAGTTAAAGCAACACGTATTAACAATGAATATTGGATGAAACATCGTACAGGTGCTTGTAAGTTCTTAAACGTACTACAAGGCGAGAATCACGCTGAAGCAGACGACTGGTACGAGCAAATGAAAGACTTTTGTGACCCTGCAAAGTATCCAGACAATCACTTTAACGGCTGGTCAATGGGCGGTCAGAACATGTGTGATCTAGAACTTGCACTAAGACGTATTGTTACACTACACTACGACGGCTTGCTACAAAAAGGCATACACGATGTTATGCACTTCTTGGGTACAAGTAAACTAGAGTGGGCTCTTTTGTTAACAGATATTCAACGTGCAGTAAGAAAATATTACAATGAAAACTTTACTATTACTTTTGATTGTGCTAGTCCTTTTCTTGCCACTGCAAATGGACAAGTATACATACAGAATGAAACAAAGGATCGTTCGAAATGGACATATCGAATGGTGCCGTCAGTTGACGATAAAAAGTATGCTACAGACAACCGTTTGTTTAGAGACGCTACTGTATCAGATGGGATATTTAAAAACTTTGAAGACTCACCGATCACCGCTGAACTCAAAGTATCAGACATTTGCCACTATGCTCCAGGAGACTTGAACAAGATTGGCAAAGAAGGAAAAACATCATGGGATAGTTTTTCGTATGCGATCCAAATGGGTCATAATGTTTGGAGTCATATAAATGCAGTACAAGAAGCAAATAGACAATACGACAAAGGAACAGTTCCTGCAATGCTTGTTCAAGAGCAATTTGACAGGGTATTTTTTAGAGATGTTGTGGAAGCAATATTCTCAAAGACAACATTAGAAGAAAGCATTGCAGTTATTAAACAACATGAAAAGTTCCTTATGAGCATAAGAGGAACAAGAGGATATACTGGCAAAAAACTTGTTAGCGCAAGACCTATGTTTGCAAAACTTTTTGATGTTGAAGAACCGCAAGACGATGACGAAGTAATTCTAGATGAACAAAAACTTGAGGACTTAGAGTATGAGCAACTTCACGGAGAAGCACAATAAAATTGCTACACACTTGCAAGAACTTTATCGTAAGCATAGAGTACTTGACGACGAAATAAAATTGTTGTATAATAAATGGGAAGATGACGGAATCATTAACCGCAAAAAAACACAAAAACTTTGGCTCAAGGATGAAATACATCGACTAGAGCATGAATTAAAGGAATTAGGATAATGCCATTACCCGAAGGAAGAAAAGCACTTACCGATCAAGATATGGTTGTTTTACTACACAACATGGCTCGAGATGCAGAAAATGCTAAAAATGCATATCTAGGTTCTGAACTAAGAGAAACAGCAGATCGTTTTTCAGAACTTGCAAAAGCCGCAAGCATAGCACAGCATAAGGCTCAACAAGGATGAAAAGAGATTATGACGAAGGTGTACTAAGTACACCCACTTTGTTTGTAGGATTTGAAGTTGAAAAGACTCCTGCATACAAAATGAAGACATTGTTTGTTGATGGTGTGCAAGATATAGAAACTATATTGTACTGGTACAATGAACACAAGTGTCAACACATTTTCTTTGGTGCTAATCATAGTTTTAATCCAGGTGCAAACTTTCCAGAAGATGCTGATCAATGGACACCTTGGGAAGATATGATTACAGAGTTTCTTAAAGAAGGATATCTTTGTTCGCTTGATATTCCTATTGCACTTGCTGAAGCATTTTTAGAAAGCGGTTTAATTGAATATGATAATTTTATCCCACAACTTCGCGTTCCGGTGCCTTACGCAAAACTGTGGAACTACAACACTATGTTGAAGATTGATGATAAAGACTTTAAGGCATCCAACCCAGGCGTCTGGTGTCATAGTTTGCACGATCTGATGGACAGAGAAAAGTTTACAGATTGGAGTAAGTATGGCCTTGACAAAGTTATTAAGTGAAAGTATACTATAAAGACAATGGAACAAGAACGCTATCACGATTATATGTTGCGTAGAAATAGAGAAGAAGACGCTAAAATGGCACAAGAAAATGTAATGCGAAAAGCAGAACGCAGTATTTGGGTAACCTTTGCAAAAGAAGGTGTGCATATGTACCCAGGCGCAGATACTGATCCTAAACTAGCAACTGGCGATTGGGATGATGTTTCATTCCTTGGTATCCCACATCGTCATATTTTTCATTTTCGTGTTCGTATTGAAGTATTTCATAACGATCGCGATATTGAATTCATTCAGTTTAAACGCTGGATGCAACGACTCTATGACGTCGAAGGCGTACTAGAGTTAAATCACAAGAGCTGTGAAATGATCGCAGATGACTTGTACAATGAAATTTCTACAAAATACCCCGGCCGGTTTGTAGAGATTAGTGTCGCTGAAGACAACGAAAACGGCTGCTCAATTTTTTATCCAAACCCTAAGAAAGTATAAGGAAAAAATAAAAATGACTATCCAATTCAATCGTGCAGCGTATCAGAAGGTGTTCAACGATCTTGATGCGTATCGTGATTATTGTCGTTTTGAAGGTAAAGTGTTTAACGAAGCTGCACTTTACAAAAAAGATGATCCTAACTGGATTGCCTACGAAAAGTGGCGTAATTATATTAGGATGAAAGCTCGCAACGCAGGCAGGAATTTTAATAATCGGAGAAACTAATGACTATCTATATTGTAGACATCGAAGCAGTTGACACACGCTATACTAAGCAATGGAAAGAACATCTTCCAACACAACTGCAACGAGCTACAAATGAAAAAGTAGTAACAATTAGTGGAGGGGAAACACCTCAGGCTACAACGCCTGGGGCGTTTCTTAATTTCGGCGGTACTAATGTTTATAAGAGCAAACAACTTGAAACAATAGGAGAGATGTTCTGCAATGGTAAAGTCAAGGATGGCGATTATTTTCTCTATACCGATGCCTGGAATCCTACAGTTATACAACTACGTTACATGGCAGAGCTATTGGGTGTTGATGTTAGCATTGGTGGCTTGTGGCATGCTGGTAGTTATGACCCACAAGATTTCTTGGGCAGACTAATTGGTGACAAGCCTTGGGTGCGTCACGCAGAACAAAGTATGTATGAATGCTATGATGATAACTTTTTTGCAACAGACTTTCATATAGACTTGTTTGCAGAAAGTCTTGACATAGACGAAGACAAAACTCATCGTGTAGGCTGGCCTATGGAATATCTACGTAACAGTTTAGACAGTTATAAAGGTATGCCGAAACGTAACCTTATTCTTTTCCCACATCGTATTGCTCCAGAAAAACAAGTTGATATTTTCCGTGATTTAAAAGAACATCTTCCTCAGTATGAGTTTGTTGTATGTCAGGAACAGCAACTAACTAAAAACGAATATCACAACTTGCTAGGCGAAGCAAAATTAGTTTTTAGTGCTAACTTACAAGAAACATTGGGTATTAGTTGGTACGAAGGCGCACTTGTAGATGCTATTCCTATGGTACCTGATAGACTAAGTTACAGTGAAATGGCACTGCCAGAGTTTAAATATCCTAGCGAGTGGACAGAAGATTATTTTTCCTACAACAAGTATAGAGGAGAAGTAATGAATAAAATTATTGACTATATGGAAAACTATGATGACTACTTGGTTAGTATGTCAAAACAAGTTACAAAACTAAACAAAGAGTTTTTTGACGGCAAGGAACTTTACAGGACTATTTCGAATGGGTAATGACGAAGACATTTTTGCTGGCGGCGATATAACAATCACGTTAGATTCGACCTACGACAACGATACTACATTTACATATGATATTGACAGTAGTATTAGTACATTAGATCTAAGTAATATTATTAGTGATAGCGACACTATAGATATTGATCATATCATTACAACTTCAAGAGGTATTGGGGTATTTGATACTTTATCTATAAAACAAATAGAAAACATGTGTAAAGAGTACCCTGCATTAGAAAAAGTTTGGAGAAACTTTAAATCAGTGTATGATATGACTATACAAGATTATAAAGGCAAAATGAAAGAACAAGGTTTCGACGACGACATACCTTTTTAGAAAGACACAGTATGAAAATAAGACGAACTTCGTATTATGATGGTGTAATACAAACAATCGATAATGTATTGAAACGCAGTGAAGTTGAATTGATAAATTCAGAACTTCCTGATTTAGGTTACATAGTAGGAGAAAAAGACACTCCTACTACGCCCCCAGTTGGTATGGTTGCAGATTATTCTAAGTCTTTAGGATTTGACCTCTTATCAAAGGTAGCAGAGAAGTTTGAGTGTCTTAAAGGTCTTAAATTACAACGAAGTTATGTAAATTTGTTTAGTCCTGCGCAAAATGCGTACTATCACCAAGATGATAGCAAATGGACACTTATGTACTATCCTAATTTAGAATGGCAAATCAATGACGGAGGGGAAACAAAGTTTATTTTAGACAATGCAACAACAAAGATGCCAGGCATTACATTTGAAGAAACAGATAACATGCCTGTAATTTTAGGTATAGCACCTATTCCTAATAGACTTGTTCTTTTTGCAGGAGATATTCCACATTCAGCAACTGGTTTTAGGAATGGAAATAGATACACATGTGTTTTAAAGTACGGAGAGTAAATGTTACACACAATAGAAGAACTCATCGAACGTCTTAATGTAATGAAAGATAAAGCAATCGAACTGCATCGTATTCGCAATCAATACAGCGAACTAAGTGGTAAAGAATACGACAAAGAACATGCTAAAGCAATACTAGATGATATCCAAAGTATGGCAAGATTAATTGCAGAAGATACTCAAGGTAGCGAAATTAGAACAAGTATGGACGAGTGGAAAAAGAAATGATTAAAAAACATTATTATAATTGGGCAGACATTGAACATGCTTGCCTTAATATCGCACTACAGATGTACAATGATAATTGGAAGCCTGATTACATTGTAGGTATTACAAGAGGTGGCAATGTACCTGCAACTATCCTAAGCAATATGTTAAACATTCGTTGTGAAGCATTAAAGGTTAGTTTGCGTGACGATGATAGCCAATTAGAAAGTAACTGCTGGATGAGCGAAGATGCGTTTGGCTATGAGCATTGGAAATTAAATAAGCACAACGAAGATATACTTGCAAGTGCAGGTGAACCAATTGTTAATATTCCAATTTCTCCAAAAAATATTCTTATTGTAGATGACATTAATGATACAGGTGCTACATTTAACTGGATTAAACAAGATTGGCAATCAAGTTGTTTACCAAATGAAAACCGATGGAAAGGAATTTGGGGCAAAAATGTTCGCTTTGCCGTAATAACTGAAAACTTATCAAGTGAATTTGATGGAGTGAATTATTCTGTGCATGAAGTTAATAAAGCAGAAGAAGATGTTTGGTTAGTTTATCCTTGGGAGAATGTTGGTGCATATGCGTGATGATTTAATGGTCCAACAGCAAGTTGAAAATGTTTGGCAACATATGGTAGGTGTCATGTGTTTAAATCAAACAGGCAGAAAACAAGTAAAGGCTGTTCTACCTGTTTTCTTTTCTAAGTGGCCAACGCACACTGCATTACTTCATGCAACAAGAGACGAGATTGAAGAAGTAATTGCACCGTTAGGAATGAAACGAGTTCGAGCAGAAAGACTGTATCGAATGAGTGAACAGTTTGGCGACTGGGACGGGGAAGATGCTACAGATTTATACGGCATTGGAAAATACGGTAGTGATAGTTATCGTTTATTTTATAAAAAAGAACTACCGGAAAACGTAGGCGATCACGAATTAAAAAGATATATTGAGGAGGAATTTGTATGAGTTGCGGTTGTGGAAGATCACCAACTGGAAAATGCATAGGTTGGCATGCACTAACTGAGGAGCAGTACCTCGAAAAAAAAGCACAGTACGAAGCAAAACAAAAGGAAAAAGAAAATGCAAGAACAACTAGTTAAGGCAGCACGGATGCATGCCGAAGGAGAGCTTGAAAGAGCAAAAACAAACATTATGGTATATATGAATCATAGTGTTGGTATTGGTGAACACAGTGATATTGTAGAAGCTATCCAAGAAGAATTGGATAAAATGGCTTCTGCTACTGACAGATTAGAAATGCTTGATAAACATTTTGCTTGACAAAAACCTAAATAAAGTATATAATAAAACAATAGACATCCTCGTCTATAACTCGGAGAACTAAATGAGCAAAGCAGAACAAATTAAAGCCCGTTTGCAAGATGCAAACATTCGCTATTGGGCTGGCGACAACA